CCGGGAAGTATTGAGAGGATAAATTTTGGTGAGGAGAAAGAAGATAAGGGATTCTGTCTGGTGGATATAAAAGAAGGTAAAACTATTTATCAATTTGTAAAAGTCCCTGCCCGAAATTTTATAACTATAGATATTAATATTTCTAAGGATCAAGATCCTACCACTACAATACTTTCCGAAATAGAAAAGCATAATTTGGATGGGGCGGTTGTAAGATTTTCTTACACCATGCCGGAAGAGGTAATAAGCCCGATAGATTTCGCTAAGATCAATGCCGCCTTAGAGGGGGCTTTTATGACAGCAAGTATATCCGAAAAAATGAAACCTACAGAACGGACTCAGAGGGCGGAAGTTACAGAGGATCTGGGAATGATGGAAGCACTCGATAAATATATTAAAAGTATCCCGGAATTGGTGCCTATAGCCGGAGAGCTAAAAACTAAAGCACAGAAATTAGAGAAAGAATTAGAGGATAAGGGGAAGGAAGCCTAATTATGGATAAAAAGATAATAGAGGATATAAAATAATGAAAGATAAAAAATTAATAGAAAAAGATAAATTAGTAATGTGTAAGGATTGTGCGAATTATCCTACTATGTGTGGATACTATCAGAATAGATATGTCTTGCACCCTTGTCCAGACAAAGGGGAAGGGCAACATGGATTTAGGCCAGCAACAGAAATGAGCCTAAGCGATACAGTACATCATTTAAAAAAACATCTTAAAGGACATGATAAAAATGAGGAATTATTTCATATGACTTTGTATTATCTCCAGCAAGGTGAGAAAGATAAAGATCTTCTTAATAAAAGTAGAAAAAGGAATAAAGTATTAGAAACAAGAATAAAAGACCTTAAAGATGTATTAAAGAAAACTGAAAACATAGTTAGAAGAAAACACACCTATAAGGAGGATATAAAATGATACCGGTAAAATTAACTCCAAAGAATTTCTTAAGTTATGGAGAAGACGTTCCCGCTCTCGATTTCACTCAATTTCATGTAGCCTGTTTATCGGGGGCAAACGGCCAGGGAAAGTCTGCATTATTGGACGCTTTAACCTGGTCAATCTGGGGAGAAGGCAGAAAAGGAAGTCAGGAAAGAAAAGCGGACAGCAGCTTATTACGAATGGGTCAGGAAAATATGCAGGTAGAATTCGTTTTTGACTTAGAAGAGGAAAGATATAGAATTATTAGAACTTTTGCACAGTCTGGGAAAACTTCTAAGGCTGGCCTGGAGTTTCAAATTTATGATAAGTCTAAAAATGAATATGTTTCTCTTGCCTGTCCTTCTACTAAAGAGACCCAGGACAAAATCACCAAAACTCTACGATTGGATTTTCAAACCTTCATTAATTCTGCTTTTATTATGCAAGGCAGAGGAAATGAATTTAGTAAGAAAACTGCCCGGGAAAGAAAAGAAGTCTTATCCGAAATCTTAGGGTTATCCCACTATAATGATCTAGCCGAACTTGCCAAATCCTATCTCAGAGAAATCAATAATATCATCACTGCCAAAGACAGTAGGCTGGAATATATAGCCCAGGAATTAACACAGATTGATTACTACGAAAACAGAATAAAAGAATTAACTGATGATCATAGTAGGATAACGAAAGAGATAGCCGAAAAGGAAGCCCAGGTTGCCGAGTTAAGAGATAAGGTAAATTCGCTAAAACATAAGGGCGAAAGGGCTAATGAATTGGCCAGGGCAATAGAGCAACAAAGGCGGGAAGTATACCAGAAAGAAAAAGAAATCGAAGCGAAAAAAGAAGAGATAGCGGATTGTGAAGAGGTTATCTCTCAGAAAGAAGCTATATTAACCAGATTTTCTGACTACCAAGGAATCGATAAAGAGAATACCGATCTTACTTCTAAATTAAGAGAAGCCAGAAGAGTAGAAGAAGAAAAAAATCTTCTCGAGAAAAAGATAGAGAGCGAAAAATCCGATTTGATAGTTGATCTTAGAAACAAAGAGGATAGATATGGAGATCTTAAATTCAAGGCAGAACAAGGGGAAAAAAGTAAAGCTGAGCTTTCTACCATAGATAAGAAAATAGAAGAGATAAAATCCCTCGAGAAAGAAGCTGAAGAGATCCATGAAAAGGGCAATACCATTAATTTAGAATTAGCCAATATCAAAAACCAAATAAATGGAATAGAGAAAGATATCGAAAACAATAAAGAAAAGATACGTCTACTAGAGGAAGATGGAGAAGGCGTTTGCCCCTTGTGTGAGACCAAGTTGGATACCGATAAGAAGATTAAAATTAAGGTCAATTTGAATGGAGAAATATGTAATAACTTCGCCCTTATAGATAAATTAAAAGAAGAGGAGGGAGCAAAGAATACAGAAAGGAATAGCCTGGTAAATAAATGGAAAGAGATTAAACAAAGTGTAGGAGATAAAGATACCTGGCAACAAAGGCTAAGCAGGATACAGATTGAATGTAAGGAATCAGAAGAGGCTACAAATCAATTAGCTGACCTACAAGCGGAAATATCAGGAGTCAAAAAAATATTAGGAGAAGAATCCTTTGCCCTGGAAGATTATAAAAAATTAAGAGAGCTTAAAGAGCAGATTAAAACTATAGGCTATGACGAAGCTAGGCATTTCCAGGTGACCAATGAAATAGAAAAATTACATGACGCCCCTATAAATAAAATGAAGTTAGAAGAAGCAGAAAAGAAGTTTGATTCGCTAAAGGAAACTCTCGGCAGATGGCAAAAAGATTACCAACAAAAAAGGTCGGATATCGAAACCCAGGAGAAAAAGATAATAGAAATAAAGGTTGAATTAGAGGGGCTATCTCTATTGCAAGGGGAACTGGCACAAGAAGAGGGATCACTTAAACAACAGCTTACGCAAAAAGAAGAGATTCTATCGGAAAAAGGTGGCTACCAGAGCAAATACGATCAATGCTTAAAACTAAAAGAAGAAAAAAATAAGATGGAGAAGGAGTTGGCCGGAACATATAAGGAGAAAAATATCTACGAAAAATTGATTGTGGCTTTTGGTAAAAATGGGATTCAAGCTCTGATCATAGAAAATGCACTTCCGGAAATAGAAGAAGAAGCCAATAATCTACTGGCCAAGTTGACTAATAATAGCACTCAGATAGCTATGGAATCCTTAAAGGATCTAAAGAGCGGGAAGCTGAAAGAGACCCTAGACATTAAGATAAGCGACGAGATGGGAGTCCGGGATTACGAGTTATACAGTGGGGGCGAAGCATTTAGGATAGACTTTTCCATAAGGATAGCTCTGTCAAAATTACTGGCCAGGAGAGCAGGAACTAAATTAAGGACATTGATTATTGATGAGGGATTCGGGACTCAAGATGAAGAAGGGTTAGAAAATATGGTCGAGGCTATCCGTTCCATAAGTGATGATTTTGATAAGATTTTGGTTATTACCCATTTAGACACTTTAAAAAATGCTTTCCCGGTGAAGATTGAGGTAACTAAATATCCAGAAATAGGGTCGAAATATAAGATTGTTAAGAACTAGAATAAATAAAGTATGCCTGCCCTAAGTGGCCTTCTCATAGGAAGTAAGTTTATATTGGTGCGTGCACTAATCCACAGGGCAGGCAAAAAAAAAGCAAGCCAAACAGGGGAGACCCACAAAGGCCATAAAAACAGAATGCAATAAATTGTCTATAACTAAACCATAGAGGGTTTAGGTGACTCCCCGATTATATATGAAAAATAATATATAGAATGTCGTGCCAAATGAGGAGAGGGTTTGTCTGTTCCCATCTCCTAAGGAAAAAAGGGGGATTTGTTATGGTTGTTATGGAAACTAAATTAAGGATTGCGAGTGGTAACTTTTATTATGCTTGTGTAGATAAATTAGAAGAGAAAGAAAATGCCGGTTGGACTGGCTGGGATAATCCCAATTTAAAGGATAGATTTGAAGGCTACATTAGGGAAAAGTCGGGAAAATGTGAGTTGACTCAAGAAGACTTAATCAATATGGCCAACTACTGCAGTTTTCTATGGAATTTAATAGAGGAAGAGAAGAGGGGATTATGATAACTGATAACTATATCAAGATGTGCGAACAAGATGAGAAGATACAGAAATTATGGAAGCCAAAACTTAAGGTAGAGGAGATGTGGGGGGAGATATGAAAACAAAAGAAGTTAATCAGATGATAGCCAATTATAAACCGCATAAAGGATTCTACAACCTATCAGAAAAGCCTAAGATTCTAAGCAGAATTGAATATGCAAAAGTGTTGGGAATGCAAAATTTCTTGGCAGAACAAAGCAATATTATTGATTATCTTAAGAAATATGAACCGGTACAATACCAAAAGGATAAGGAGTTAAGTGCAGATTATCAAAGTATTATACACAAACATTGGGGAGATTTAATCTATAAATAAACTATAAAAATACTATAGAAAAAGTGTAAAATTCTATAAAAATAATATTAGAAATGTATGAAAGGGGGGATTCATAATGGTATTTAAACGTGACGATATTGATTTTGGTGATTATGTAATGATAGAACAGAAGCGTTATGGCTGTAAAAATGAAATGTACATCTATAAAGTTATAGGGCGATTAGAGTCAAATAATTATATACCTGTTCCCGTAAAAATAAATGACAATCATTATACACATTTACACTCTGAAATAGAAGATGTTGTAGCTTGCATATGTTGTGGTATTGACGAAACAAGGGTAGAAAATTTTAGGTTATTAGATGTAAAAAAATTACGAAAAGAGGTAAAACCAAATGAATAAGCCAATTGATAACCAAGTGATTGTTGACATTATTAAGACCCGTATAGGCAAGCCCGAAGCGATAAATCAATATGACATAGCCGACGAATATATAAGGCGGACAGGTGACCATATTACCGCGAGGACAACAAGAAATGTTATTGAAGATTTACGCTTTTTAGGCTACCCGATATTATCTAGTACTGATGAGCCAGGCGGGTACTATTATCCGGCAAATAGGCGTGAATATTTTGAATGGAAAGACCGGGAAATGGCAAAGGCAAAAAAGCAGATAGCCAAGTTAAGGCCGGTTGGGTTTGGCGTGTATAAGTATTTTAGGCCGCATGTGTTACAACAGGTGTTTGATTTCGGGAAACGATTAGTAAAGGTGGGATAAATATGGAATATAACAAAATAATACAAGGGGATAGTTTAACTATCTTAAAGACTATACCTGATGAGTCGATAGATATGATATTTACAGACCCGCCATATATGATTTCTCAAAAAGGTTTAAAGATAGATAGAACTAATATACAAAATAGGAGCTTAAGACGGAATGGAAGAAAATCTAAAGAATTAAACTATGACTTTGGAGAATGGGATCATTTTAAAAGCAGAAAAGATTTTTTAGAATGGACAGAGAGTTGGGTTAAAGAGTGTTTTAGAGTTTTAAAAGATACTGGTAATTTTGTATCGTTTTTTAGTAAATCAGAGATAAGCCATTTCGAAGATATTTTAAATGAGTATGGACATGTAAGACAAACAATTGTATGGCATAAAACAAATCCTGTTCCTCAAATATTTAAAGTGGGGTTTATGAGTTCAGTAGAATTCATGAGTTGGGCAACGAAACAAAAGGGAGCAAAACATACTTTTAACCATCAATTAGGTCAACATCATAATTATATAGAAACCCCAATTTGTATGGGCAAGGAGAGAGAAGATCATCCTACACAAAAACCATTAAAAGCGGTGACTTGGTTAATTGAATATTTGACGAATAAAGATGATATCGTGCTCGATCCATTTTGTGGAGTGGGAACTATCCTAGTAGCTTGTAAAAAAATGAATAGGCGATATTTAGGGATTGAATTGAAGCAAGAATATATTGATATGGCGAATAAGAGATTAAAAGGAATACCGGAAAGTCTATTTTAGAAATGATTAAAGATATTTGCAAAATGGATATGGGTGTAGTATAATTTTCGGTAGGAGACTAATAATCGTGGATACATTAAGTTTAAGAAAAAAAGATAATATAGAGCCAAACAAAGACCATCTGCTCACGGTTCCTATTTGTCACGGAATAGGTGTCTCCTGCGGTGGTCTTTTTGTTTGGCTTTTTACCGGGGAAAATATATGAGTAATATCCAAAGAGAAAATGGACATATAGACATAGCTAACAAATTGATAGAATCATTAATGAAAACTCATCTATCAGGAAGAGAGTGGCAAATAATAATGGTTATTATCAGACAGACCTGGGGATATTGCGAATTAAAAGATGGTCATAAATATAAAGACAAAAATGGATTTTGGGTTAAAAAGAAAATAGATAGGATATCACATTCACAGTTTGAAAAATTCACTGGAATTAATCGAAGAAAAATATGGGATATTTTGAATGGTCTGGTAGATAAAAATATGATAATCAAGACTGTCACCAAAAAAGGGGATATTACAGTCTGTAACTATGGAATACAAAAGGATTCAAGTAAATGGATATTACCATCCCCAAAAAAGGGGACTGTCCCCAAAAAAGGGGATAGGGTATCCCCAAAAAAGGGGATAGAAGGTATCCCCAAAAAAGGGGCATACAAAAGAAAAGATACAAAAGAAACTATACAAAAGAAAACATTAAGTCGCACTTTTACAAGTGACGACCCGGTGTATCAACTCACAATATATTTGGAAGGGAAGATAATGGAGAATAATAAAGCGGTTACTAAAAAAGAACAATATCAGATACAAAACTGGTGTAAAAATATGGATTTATTAATTAGAAAAGACAAAGCAAAACCAAGGGATATTAAAAAAGTAATTGATTGGGTAGTAGAAGATAAATTCTGGGCTAAAAATATTCTATGCCCTGCAAGTCTAAGAAAGCAATATCCTAGGTTTTACAAAGAGGTAATAGATAGGGGTAGAAGTTTAGAAGAAAGAATAGAGGCAGACCATCGGCTCGACGATGTAGATTAAGGGAGGAGAATAATGGAAAAAGAAATATTCTTGAAAAGTTTAAATAGTTTAGAATCTTCTTTTGGAGAGAAAATAAGTGGGGATAGAGCGAAAATATATTGGGATATATTAAAAGGTTATTCTGATATAGATATAAAAAAAGCGGTAGTTAAATCTGTTAGGGAATTAAAATTTTTTCCTAAGGTATCTGAAATTATAGAGGCTATTGAAGGAAGTCAAGAAGACGAAGCCGAAGTTGCCTGGTTATCTTTGTTAAAAAAAATGGAAAATAGGGGGCATTATCAATCTGTTTCTTTCTCGGAATATCCAGCAATTGGTGCAGTGGTTGAAGCATTGGGTGGCTGGTTAAAAATATGTGAGATGAAATATGATGAAGAAAAGTGGGTTAAGGAGGAATTTATTAAATTATATCCTATCATGAAAAGACGAGGAGAATATCCGGATAAATTAATAGGCCAATTTGAATTAGATAACGGAAATAAATATACTGAGAAATATATGTTGGAGAAATATGGGAGGCGGTTAGATGGGAAAAAAGTAGATAGGGAAAGGGTTAAAATTGAGGGAGGTAGATATCTTAAAATAGACAATGGAGATGATGAATTAGAAGTGAAAAAAATAGCTGATTTGCTTAAAGATAAATTCGATATACCAAAGACGGCAAAAAGGGGTGAGAAAAAGTGAACCATAGAACTAGAATAACCAAATATGGCATGAAAGAGCGAAAGTTTAGCCCGGGATTAGTAGCTAGAATAAAAGAAAATACTCGGATAAATGATACAAAAATAAAATATGTTAATTTCGAAAGGTCTACAGAAGACCAAAAATTAGTAGACAATATATTGAGTCGTCCGATAATCGGATAGGGGGGGGTAATAAAAAAAATGGATAATAAAGGGTTCCCGGAACTTGCGGAAATTATAAACGCCCTAGTAAAACAACCCTGGGTTAAAGAACTTGTAGGGGAAATAAGGGAACATAAAAAACGAGAGTACCAGAATCTGCTTAACAATTGTGTAGATAATGACAAGGCCATTTTATACGAGAGGGAAATTGAGGGGTTAGAGGAGGTGAAAAGTGATGGAGAATGAAGAAGCGATAGAAATATCAGAGAAAGATATGAATGTGTGGTGGGATAAAAAGAGTTTTTGGCAAAAAAGTGCCATTATTAAGGGGGGAGAACATCTTCCTATGCCAACAAGAAGTCAACATTATGAAGAATTTTGGGACGATTTAACATATCTCGAAAAAACAAAAATTTACAATGAATACAAAGCATAAGGAATCTAAAAAACCTAAGACTATTTATATTTGGAGGAGGAATTAAATGATAACCGATAACTATATTAAGATGTGCGAAAAGGCAGGGGAGATACAGAAGGAGTGGAGACCGAAAGACCTTGATACATTTTGTTACACAAAGAGCAGAGAAATTGGGGAGGTTTGTGCAGATAATAAAAAGCATACGCAAAAAGAATATGACGATAATTTAAAACATCAATTCTGGCTACCCACACTCGAACAGTTGTTCAAGATGTGGTGTAATCTTTGTCAAACAACAAATTTTGCAGGATTAAGCCAAAGAATAGGCGAGCATAAAAGAAGTAAAATCACTACATATCCAAACATAAAGCATATTAAAGAAATGTGTTTAGAGGTAATAATGAAAGAATTCTACCACAAAATCTGGACTGGCGAAAAGTGGGAGGCGGTAAAATAGATGAGTATATTACAATGTTTTGGAGTTACATCCTTTGCTATGTTAATAATACTAATTATTGCATATTTTGTATGGGGATGGACTTCTGGTGACAATCCATTAGATTTATTCCAACAAATAATAATTAGCATAATTTTTGTTATTTTAAATAGTTTGTTTCTGAAAACAATATTAGTGATTATAGGAGGCGATTAGATGTTAACCATAGGCCAAATAAACCGACAATGTGAACTTGAAGCCCTGTTAGCGAACTGTGTAGATGACGATAAGGCTATTCTGTACAAGAGGGAAATTGAGGGGTTAGAGGAGGTGAAAAGTGATGGAGAATGAATGGACTAAAAAGTTAGAGGAATTAGAAGTAGAGAATAAAAGATTGAAAGCATATGAACAAAAAACAAAAAGACTGGAAATGATTATAGCTGATTACAGTCTATGGCTTAAGGCAAATTATAAAACTATGGAAATAATTGTAGAAATGTTAGGATCAAATAAAGTTAAAGGAGGCGAAAAGCGATGGACAGTAACAAAATAGACAAATTGAAAAAGGAACTTAGAGAATTAGAAGAGAGACATTGGAGTAACCCTAAGGTTAATTTACAAAAACAAATATGGAGAAAACAAAAAGAAATACTAATGAAAATTAAAGAGAAGGAGGCGAAAAATTGAAAAAACTATTAATAATTATTGTTATCTTATCGTTAATAACCATAATCGGGACGGCTAAATTAAGCGATGAAACCTTAAAAACAGTTGAAGAGTTACGATGGAAACATTATAACGACGTAATAGATTTAAATTGTATTGGTGTTTACAGTGAGGTCTCAAATAATATAGAATGGATAGAATGGAATCGTGATTTTTTAAGTATATGGGTGGAAGATGGTAAATTATTTGTAGAAACTCAAGACGGTAAGTGGTTTATTGAGATGGAGAAAATAGAATAATGCACATAGCAAAAGGCGGTATTAGGCCGGATCTAAAACAATACTTCCGGTCGAAAATGGAAGCGAATATTGCAAGATATTATAACTATACCGGTGTTAAATGGATCTATGAATATAGGGAATTTGAGTTTAAGGATATAAAGCGTGGCCAGAGATATTATAAGCCGGACTTTTATCTACCGGTTGCGGATATATATATCGAGGTAAAAGGATATTTTAGCCCAGGTGATAAGACAAAGTTAAGGCGGTTTAAGAAATATTATCCGGAGGAGTTTAACAAACTTATGTTCGTTGTGCCTGATAAATTTAGCAGATCCAAGGCCAATGGAAAAGTGATGGGATTTTTAATGGGTGATTTAAAGATAGGTTTTAGCAAAATAATCAGCTATAAAGGAATTGAAAATTATAGAGCGGTAATCCCTGGGTGGGAATAAATTTGACTTTAATAAGGCAGGTGATATAAAATAGAAAAAATAGAAGTAAAGTGTGCACAATGTGGGAAGAATCTTTTCTTCATACTGCCTGAGAATACTGATGATGGGAACACTAAAATAGAGGTCAAATGCTACAAAGACCGTTGCGGGGCGATAAATATTGTCGATTATCAGAATCCGGATAAAATAATTGTGAGATTAAAAAAAATTGAATAATATAGAGCTCCACTATAGAGGGCCAAGTTAAAAAATACTTAAAATGTATATTAATTTGGCTTTTTTGTTTAAAAAGGTGATGATATTAATAAAATGGGATTAAAAAGGACTTATCGACAGCGGAAATTTTTAAAGGCATATATTGATAACGGAGGTAATGCAACAAAGGCTTATATGGAGATGAATCCAAAATATAAAGGTAAGTGGGCACGTAAATTAGGTTATCGTATGTGGACTAAATTAGACATTTCGTTTGACGAGCTCATAGAGTTAACGGGGATAACGGATTTATCGCTTAACAAAAAGCTTAACGAGGGATTAGACGCTAACAAAGTTATATCTGTTGTCCCTCTCCCGCCTAAAAAAAATCAAGAAAATTCTACTGATTTACCTGATGCCGATTCAAAAAATGTAGAATTCATTGAAGTGCCCGATTACGGTGTTCGCTTTAGATATCTTGATATGGCCTACAAAATAAAAGATAAATATCCTTCCGAAAATCACACTATCAATGTGAAAGGCGAATTGAAATTAATCGATGCCAAAAGAAAGCTCATTAGTAAAATCGATAACCTCTCTTCCAAAAAAGGAAAGGGACAGGATAATAAATAGCTTAACTCAAGAAGAAGCAGAGGACATCTTGTATGATTGGGAGTTTTGGGCTCGGCCGAAACAGTTACCGCCCCCAGGGGATTGGTTAACCTGGATGATAATCACTGGCAGGGGCTGGGGAAAAACCCGCACAGGCTCTGAATTTGTTAATAGTAAGGCCAGAAAAGGGGCTCAACATATTGCCTTGATCGGGCAAACTAAAGCAGACGTAAGAGACACTATGGTAGAGATCGGCCCTTCCTCAATTCTAAAAGTATCAAATCCTAACTTTTATCCAAAATATGAATCTTCGAAAAGGCGGCTCATTTGGCCCAATGGATGCATAGGAACAATCTACAGTGGTGATGAACCGGGGCAAGTAAGAGGACCTTCGCATGATGCAGCATGGATCGACGAATTGGCTAAATTTAAATATCCGCAAGATATCTGGGATAATTTAATGTTCGGCTTCCGCGAGGGTGAAGATATGCGGGTACTCATAACCACTACTCCAAGGCCTATACCGATTATAAAAAATCTTATAAATGATCCGAATACCATACCCATCCGCGGAAGTACTTTCGAAAACAAAGAAAACCTACCCCAGAGATATTTTGATTATGTTATAGCACCTTATATAGGCACACGGTTAGGGCAACAGGAAATTGAGGGCAAAATATTAGAAGACAATCCGAATGCTCTGTGGACTAGAAAGATTATTGAAGATAATAGGAGAAATAAAGCACCTGGATTAATCAGGGTCGCGGTTGCTGTTGACCCTCAAGCTACCGATAATATAATGTCATCCGAAACCGGAATAATTGGCGGCGGCTTAGGGGAAGATAAACATGTATATATCTTAGAAGACGCCACAATAAAAGGAAGTCCGGATCAATGGGGCACTGCTGCAGTGACAGCATATAATAAATTAAAGGCAGATCGAATAATCGGAGAGGTAAACAATGGCGGGGATATGGTAGAATATATTATAAGATCTATTGAGCCTAACATATCTTATAATAGTGTTAGGGCTACCCGGGGGAAATACCTTAGAGCTGAGCCAGTTAGTGCACTCTACGAGCAGGGTAGAATTCACCACGTCGGGAATTTTCCAGAGTTGGAAGATCAACAATGTGAGTGGGTTCCAGGGGAAAAGAGCCCGGACAGATTGGACGCATTGGTTTGGCTCGTATACGAATTATTACCAGATATGTTTACAGGGAATAACATTGAAGCCCGTAGCGCTGGGAGAAGAGCAACTGCTAGGCAAGACTGGTGAAGATAAATTTAGATATTATTTGACATTAAATATTTTTAGTGATATTCTATAAAAAATAGAATAAGTGTGTAGAGCTCCATTTTTAGAGGGCCAAGCTTAGGATGTTTCATAACATCCTTCCTTGGTTCTCTTTTTTTTTGTTTTAAGGTGGTCTATGAATATAAAAGATATATACCAAAATGCCAAAGAAGCTATGAAAAAGATGTCAAAGCCGAATATGGACGAGATGTCCAGATCGGGAAACGATATCTGGGGAATTGGTAACCTTCCGATTTATAACCCTGATGACCTTGCCGGGAAAAAGGGGCTTGATATCTATAGTACTATGCAAAAGCGTGATGGCCAGGTTAAGGCTATTTTCATGCTGAAAAAACATGCCCGGTTATCTACTCCCTGGAATATTAGGCCGGAAGACGAAGAAGACCCAGACGCGGTAAAGCAAGCTGAGTTTATAGAACACTGTTTTTCGGAAATGAAAGGCAATATGAATAATACTCTGCTCAAAATATGGAATGCCATGAGAGACGGTTATTCAGTTTCCGAAATTAACTATAAAATTCTTCAAGATGGAGAATTTAAGGGCATGATAGGAATCGATGATATTAAAGTCCGTAAAGCTAAAAATTATGGCTTTTCCTGTGACGAACACGGGAATATTAAAGAAGATGGCCTAATCGAAAATTATAATACACGCTTACCAATTAATAAATTTATCCTCTTCTCCTATAACCCCAACGACGACGACTCGGACAGCCTATACGGTGAGTCCGATTTCAGGGCAGCTTACCGCTATTATTTCTCCAATGATATCATTCAGAGGTTTTGGAATATTTTCCTTGAAAAGTTCGGCCAGCCTACCGTTATAGGACACTATGAGCCTGGCACCGACAAAGCCAAACAAGACGAGTATCTCGACATATTAAAAACTGTTCAAACCGATACGGCTATAGTTATGCCAAAAGGTTTAGAAGCAGATCTATTAGAAGCCTCCAGGAGAGGAGATGCCGGATACAAGAATGCCTTCGACACAAATAACGCCATGATCGCAAGATCCCTTCTGGTTGGTACTCTCTTAATGGATTCAGGTGATCAAGGATCGTGGGCACTCTCTAAAACCCATTTTGATATATTCATTTATATTCTCGATTATCTGGGAAATGAAACAGAGGATACGATTATCCGAGAGCAAATCATCAAGCGCTTGATAGACTTCAATTTCCCTCAACCGAAATATCCTTATTTCAAATTTGAATCCTTGATTAAGGACGATCAGAAAGCTAAAGCTGACGTAGCCAAAATATTAGTAGACGCAGGACTGATTAACCCGGAGGAAGAATGGGTCCGGGAATTCCTAAAGATACCGGCGAAAGAAGAGGGTATAGTTTTACCTCAGCCCAAACCTGCGGGTGGTGGTTTTATAGAAAAGTTTCAGGCCAAATTATCTAGGCAGCCTAACCAATACGAAAAGAAATGTAACTTTACCAGGATTATCAAGAATTTGGATTATTTTGAAAAAACAGCGCAAGAAGAATTAGGAGAGATTTTAAGCTGGCAAAAAGAAGCCCTTATAAAATCGATAACCAAAGCTAAGATTATGGAATCCCAGAACGCCAGGGAAGTAGAGAAATTACAATTATCCTATGTGGGTGATTTCCGGGATTGTGTCAAGAAATGGCTACAGGAACTATTTCGATATGGCATGAGTGAGGTAGAAAGTGAATTGAAGGTCAATAAATATGTAGGATTGCCTGCTGAAAAAGCGATGCAGTATTTGAAAAATAAATCCTTTTGGATTGCCGGAGTCATGAGAGACACGGTTTTAAAGGAAGCCAAAGGGATACTTTATACCGGCATGAAGAACGGTTCGACCGCTACGGAAATAATATTTTTATTGGAACAGCTTTTTAAAAAATATATAGGTTCCCCGGGAGTAGAGACTAAAGGGGGGAAATTACTGACTCCCTATCATTTAGAGAATGTGGTCAGAACTAATTTTTCAGACGCTTACAATCAGGGCCGGCAAGATATGATGGAAGATCCGGACGTAAAAGACATTATGGCAGGTGAGATGTTTTCGGCGATCATGGATGATAGAACTACCGATATATGCGCGTCTCTTGATGGGCAAGTATTTATTTATGGAGATCCGGACATAGCCAGATTTACCCCGCCATTACATTACAAATGTCGTTCACAATTCGTTCCGATAACTAAATATGAGCAATTCGAACCAATAAAGCCGGAATTAAAAGCCCGGGCTTTGCCCATGAAGGGTAAAGACTTTATAGAGATAATGAAAGGAGATGAGATCAATGCCTTATAAACCAGAAAACCCTCCGGAGAAACTAAAGAATATGCCAAAGGAAGCCCAGGAAATCTGGGTCAAAATATTCAATAGTGCCTTTGAACAATACAAAGGTAGGGACGATCAAGAGGCTTTGGCTAATGCTACCGCATACGCAGGGCTTAAGAAATCTGGGTGGGGACAAGACAAAGAAGGGAATTGGATTAAAACAGAGCAAAATACTATGACCGCAATGGAATTGGCTATCTGGGAAGCCTACTCCCAGACCTATGAGCTCAAAGATGTGGAAGTATTCGCTACCGGAAAATGGAATGGCCACGAAATAACCGATCAAGATCTTGATGACATCGTAAATAATACGAATGAAATCATTAATAAGCTGAAACCGATGGTGAAATTAGGTCATGATGACAAACAAAGGTTATTGCAAAACACCGGATTGCCTGCCGGTGGCTGGATCACTAAACTAAAAAAAGTGGGGGATAAGATCCTGGTTAATATCAAAGAAGTGCCAAAGGTCTTATACCAATTGATCCAGAACGGAGCATACAAAAGAATCAGTTCGGAAATATTAAATGACTATACCGAACCATCTACTAAAAAAACCTATAAAAAGGTCTTGTCGGCTATCGCATTTTTAGGCGGTGACTTACCCGCGGTAACCAACCTTAAGGATATAGCCGCTTTGTTCGATAGCGGTGAGAAAGCAAATATAATCATATATGAAAAGGTCGAAAATAGTAAAAACAATAAAAAACGAAAGGAGATTTTTATCATGCCAAACGGAATTAAAGTGACTGAGGTCGATGGAAAGAAATTCGTAGCTGTAGAGGATTACGAGAAGTTGGAACAAGATAAAGAGACTGTAGATCAAGAGAAGAAAGCAGCAGAAGAGTATAAGGCAAAATTCGAGGCTGAGCAGAAAAAGGCAAAAGAGAAAGAAGATGAGCTTGCCAAAATTACAGCCGAAAAAAGGGCTACTGAGATTAAAACCTTTGTCGAATCCAATTGTTCTGAATCTACTATGCATTTTCTTCCGAAGCAAAAAGAAGTTTTAATGGCTCTTATGGAGTCCACTTCCGATGAGAAGAAAATAAAGTTTACGGAAGATAGAAAAGAGGTTGAACTTTCACAGCGGGAATTATTGGGCAAATTTATTGAACTGCAGCCGAACTTCTCTGACTCCATTTTCGCCGAATTAAGTAAAGACGGAGAAGAGGAAGAAGGCGAAGATAAATTAAGTCTGGAAGAGAAGGAAGTCCAGAAGTATATGGCCGAGCATAAAGATGTGAAATATCGAGACGCTGTCTTAGCTGTTCTGGATTCAACCGAAGAAAAAAAGAAATAGAAGCGAAAAAATAAATTTAAACAAATAAAGAAAGGAAGTGATTTTCATGTCTCAGGCCGTAGGTGCCCTTGACATTACTTTAGTTTGCGGTGCGACTAGTATGGCCGCAGTTCAATACCATTACGTCACTCTCCACACCGATGGTACTGCCATTGTTTGCGGTGCCGGTGGAGTAGCTATTGGAATTTTGCAGAATACTCCTGCTATTGGAGAAGCTGCCAGAGTGAGGGTATTAGGTACAAGTAAATTAGTTATGGACGCAGCAGTCGATGAAGGCGTTCCTATTAAATCTATTGCCGGTGGAGCCGGAACTCCGGTCACTACCGATAAGGATTTTGCCGGAGCAATAGCTATAGAAGCGGCTACTGCCCAAAATGATATCGTAGAAGTTTTATTAACCCACATGTATTACGCTGTATAAAGAAAACAATCTTAAAAGAAAGGAGATGAAATTAAATGCCAGAACCAAATAATGTTCACGTAAACGCTGTACTAAGCAATATATCCATAAAATACAGTAATGCTGCCTATGTCGGATCGAAAATAATGCCTGTTGTGCAAGTAAAAAAGAAGTCCGATATATATTATAAATATGATTCAAAGGCAGATCGCTTTAGAATTCCAAATACTTTAAGAGCACCAAAAACAGATTCAAAAACTGTCGATTGGAAGATGACTACAGATACCTATGACTGCAAAGAGTATGCCTTAAATGATCTTATCGATGACATAGAAAAAGACAACGCCGACAAACCTATTAATATGGAAGTCGACACTGTAGAATTTTTGACTGATATCATAGATCTCGACCAAGAGAAGAGATATGTAGACTTACTAACCGGGGCAAGTATGACCCATAATACTACTATTACCGTAAAATGGGAAGACTATACTAACTCTGCTCCGATAGAAGATATCGAAGCTGGGAAACAGGATATCCATAGCAGGATATTTAGAAGCCCGAACAAACTTCTATTGGGTAAACAAGTCTATGATGTACTGGTTCACCATCCCGACATATTGGATCGGATTAAATATGTCCAGAAGGGGATCGTTACCGCTGATTTGATGGCCAGTGTGTTTGGAGTCGATGAGGTGATAGTCGGAGAAGCTGGTTACAATACCAAAAAGGAAGGGCAGACTGCAGTATACGATTATTTGTGGGGCAAATATGCCTTACTCGCATACGTAGAACCCCAACCTGGACTCAAAAAATTCTCATTGGGTTATACCTTCCAAAATGGAGTGAACCAGACCCGTAGCGCAAGGATGGAGACTAAGCATTCGGATTGGTATGAAGTATCGAAAAAAGCTGATGAGAAATTGGTTTGTGTAGATTGCAGTTACCTTATGAAGGCTTGTATAACTTAAGCGTCTGAGAAAGACAACAGAGAGGGAGAAATCTTTATCTCCCTCTCTTTAAAGATTTTAGAAAAGGAGATTAATTATTATGGGAATTGATAAATATTATAGAAAAATGGTAATGCCATCAACAAAAATAAAAAGTTTGGGAGATGATTCCCAAATTTGGGTCAGCCCCGATGGAGATGATACCAATGGTGATGGTACTTTTGTAAATCCTTATGCTTCCTTAACTCAGGCAATGTCAGTGGTGACTACGGCAAGAAAAATAATTATATTAATGCCTGGCACATATGCCGAAGCTGCTGCGGTTGCCTGGTCGACTGTTAGTGGAGTTTGTGTAATAAGTTTGGGTGGCGCCGGTGTGACCTCAATATCGGCCACTGGCACAAGTGCTATCACCGTAACTCCAGGAGTCGTTACTAGTACATGGTGGGGGCTTATCAGTGGAGTAGAAATAGACCATAGTGCAGGTGCAGCCCAAAGTGGAATCACCTTCGACAATACGGGAATGACCAAAAAATTATTGTTCTACGTCGATAAATGCCTAGCTTCTCCCGATGCAGAAACCGATAAATCAATCAATGTAGAAACTCATGACGATGCAGATAATTCTATCCGTATATACATTACTGGAGATGGTAATCAAAGTGAAATCGGTGGAGCTATATATTTCAATGTCAACAATCTTGCAGATAGATTACACCTTGAAAACTGCTGGATTATTGGAACTATCACTACCCCTAATGTAGCAAAAGAATTTAGAATGAGATTATACAAATGTATCGTACCTCATGAAGCTGCTGTAGCGGGTGGAAATGCTACACAGGTAGTAACTGCGGTAGGCTGTTATTCCTGGATTGACTATGACGATATAACCCCTGAGGTGTATGCTGCTTTGGATACAGCAGAATTAACCGGATCTCATTCGGAAGTTATTGTAGCCTAAGAGGAGATAAATTTTATGGCTTTTTGTGAAAGCACTGATGTACTTACTAATATTAATATGTCGGCGTCGGAGATTCCCTCGGCGTTGCTTCTAAAGGCCATTGTCAAGGCTGATGCAGAAATAAGGGTAGCCTTTTCCTCTGACCTATTGGCTGCCCTTGATGCCTTAGAAGAGACACCGGCAATTATAAAATCTATTGCGGAAGACATTGCAAGTTATTACGTAATGCGGGGACTCTATAGCGGGAATACTCCGAGCATAAATGTCTGGATAGATAAATATAAAGAGGTAAAAGAGCTATTGAAAGAAATAGTAGCGGGGACGAAAAAGATAGAAGAAGTCGATGTCGAAGTGGGGGGCATTCAATCTTCTACCAAAAACTATAAGAGAACTTTCGATGAGCGTGACGAAACGAATTGGGCGATAGATGAGAACAAATTAGAGGATTTAGAAGATGACTGATAATGGGGCAATGATTAGTTTCGAGATAAAAAATAATGAAGAAATAAGGGCTCTACTAAAAAAAGCCGGGGATAAGGCTAAGGATCTCAGAGTCCCTTTGAAGCGGGCTGGAATATTAATGGTCGGATCTGTCGGTAAGAACTTTAGGGCAGAGGGAAGGCCTGAAAAGTGGGCTCCACTAAGTCCTATGACTATTGCCATGAGAAGGAAAAAGGGCAGAAGGGCGAAGATCTTACAGGATACCGGAATGGGAAGGGATTCTATTGTCTATGATGTGGTCTCTAACCAGGAAGTACAAATAGGGACTCCTCTTAAATATATGGCCAAACATCAAACAGGTGGCACTATCAATATACCAGCTAGGGATATATATCCGGTAAGAGCTCGGGCTTTGCACTGGGTTAGCGATGGAAAAGACGTGTTCGTAATGCATGTTCATCAAAAAGAACGAACAGCTAAGATACCGCAACGTAAATTTTTGCTCTTCCAGGAAGAGGATGAGAAGAATATTGTTAAGATATTTACGGAGTATTTGGAGGAAATTATAAAGTGAGATTAGAGACTATCTGGGAAAAAATTAAATCGATCTTAGAGGATGACACTACTTTGGCTACTTATATTAAAGTTGTATATTCCGGTACCAGGGATAATATTCCGGTCAATATGTTCCCGGTGATTATCCTGGAACCGACTAATGCACCTGAAGAGCCAATTACCATGCCTCATAATACGGAAGTTAGTTTCACCCTAACTATTTTTGGCTATATTAAAATTTTTGATGTAGATAAGCAGATAGTTGGAGACGCTACTACCAAAGGAGTCCTTGATTTAAATTTCGATATCAAAAAGGCTCTAGGAGCTCATGAGGATCTTGATGGAGAATGTCTCTATTTTAGTTTTCCGAACACCAGATTTGACTTTAATTCTTATCCGTATCGAGGCGTTGAGATAGATATGAATATAATTTTAAGACAAGATTTCGTAACTCGGGCTTAGAAGGAAGTGATTTTATGAGATTAAAATTTAACCGAAATAGCGAGCTTTTTTTCCCGGATTTTGGGCTATACAAACCGGGGCAGGTTGTAAAAGTTGATAACGAAATGACCATGAAAAATATGTTGAGGACTGGCTGTTTCGATGAGATAAAAGAAAAAGAAAAAATAATTAAGAAAAGAAAATCTAAAAGGAAAGGAGTTGATTTAAATGTCGCAAGGAAATAGAGGGCATATTGGGCTAAAAAAAGAAACGACATGGGGGACTGAACAGGTTGCTGATGTATTTTTACCGTTCGTATCGGAAACTATTACCCCCGAGATAGAGGATCTAATGTCTGCTGCACAACGTGGAATTGTAGATGAACCGCCATCTCATCAGGGCGAAAAGAAATTTGGCGGCGGTATTGTCTTAGAAGTACACCCAGCAAGTTTCGGGCACATCTTGCGTAGTGTTTTGGGGGCTCCTGCTGCTGCGGTAGCTGCCGGAACTGCAGAATTAACTTTAGAAGATTGCGAGGACGCCTGGGTTGGTGATGGCGGGGTAATATCTAGTATTGATCCAAGCGATAAGAAAAAGGGTGGTGCTTCCGTTAAATTACAGGTCAGCGCTGACGTGGCCGGCGATGATATCCTAGCAAGCGAAGCAGTATTTTCCATTGACATGACGGATGACACCCATATTAAATTTTGGATTAAATCGTCTGTAGATTGCGATGCCGGAGATTTGGTTATCCGGGTTAGTGAAAACGCTGCAGGTGCTTCTACCCCAGAAGCGTATGAAGATATGAATGTGCCATCGTTATCCGCCGGGGTCTGGACAGAATGTACTGTTGCTATTGCAGATGCTTCGGATTTAGCCGCAGTTATTAGCGTTGCAATAATTATGCATACTGACAAAGGCGAATGCACCATAAGGATTGATGACTTAAGAAGAATAGTAACTTCCGCTGCTGCCAGTACCAAAGATCATGTATTTACCCCAGTGCAAGCTGACTTTTCTGCTTTATGCGCATTACCCCCATATACTTTTGAAGTGTATCGGGATCAAACTGACAATAAAGCATGGCAATATAAAGGCGGAGTAGTTAATACATTAGCGCTTAATTTTGGTACCGGGAATAAAATCTTAAAAGCTACGGCAGTGATTATAGCCAAAGAGGAAGCAGAGATTGACAAAGAATCTGTTGCTTTGGAAACAACCGATCCATTCAAATGGAATCAGGCAGCCATAAAAATTGCCACGGTTGATCATGACTATCTGGAAGATTTTACCTTGAATATTAATAACCAGCTAGTTGGAGTATTCTCATTAAACGAATCTAGTTATATTCGTAAAGTTATACGCAATGCATCGAGGACTTTTGATTTCAGTTTTACCACTGATTTTGTCGATAAGACCGAATATAACAAATTTATGGCAGGGACCGAACAGGCCTTTCAGATTGTATTTACCGGGGCTGAATGTGAAACCGGTTATTACTATAAATTGCAGATTGATATACCGGCTATGCGTTATACAGCTTATCCGATTAATATTGGTGGTCCAGGGAGAATTACTGTAGGGGTTACCGGCAAAGCAAAATATAGCGTCAGTGATGGGTATGCGGTTAAGATGACTTTGAGCAATTTGGAAGCAAGTTATTAAAAATAAATAAGAAAGGAGGTAATTATGGCTGAGGTAAAAATTAAAGACAAAAAATACAAAGTAAACGAACTGAAATATAAAGACATAAGGAAAATGGAAAAGTATAGAGAAGACAATAAAATGGATTTGCTTGAATTCGATGTTTATATTCTTCTCTATACTCTACAGAAATTTAATCCTGAATTGGCTAAAACGACCTTAGATGAATTCGATGAATTATTAGATATAACACAAATTGACCGCATAAAAGAAGAAATCAACAATCCTTCAGGATTCAATAAATATGTTGAAAAGACAAAAGAAAAAAATTTAACCCGTGGGATTGGCAAGAAATAATAAAAAAATTTATGATTGGATATCATTTGGGCTATAACGAAATACTGTCAATCCCGTTAGATGATATTGCTTATTTTATCGACGATGCAGAAATATTATATCAAGTTAAGCTAAAGAAAATGGGGATCGAGGTAGTGCATATTAGGGCAAGATAAAAAGGAAAAGAAATAAATATCGAGGTAAAAGATGGCTTTTGATAAGGATTTATTAATAAGGATACTCGGTGATTCTACATCGTTAAATAATTCTTTGACTGATTCCGAAAAAAGAGTGAAGGCTTTTGCAAATAAAGTTGGCTCTATCGGCCAAGTTATGACTGTGGTGGGCGGAGCGATTACTGCTGTAAGTATTGGCTTGGTCAAAATGGCTAGCGATGCGGAAGAAACCAGCAGTAAATTTGCCACTGTCTTTAAAGATGTATCCGATGAAGCGGATAAAACAGCAAAGAATCTTGCTATTAATTTCGGCTTAAGTGCCAATGCAGCCAAACAATTGTTATCGGATACGGGAGACTTACTTACAGGTTTTGGTTTTACTGGCCAGGCTGCTCTCGATTTATCTACGAAGGTTAATGAATTAGCCGTGGATTTAGCTTCATTTACAAATTATTCTGGCGGGGCAGAAGGTGCAAGTGCAGCCTTAACTAAAGCCTTACTCGGAGAACGTGAAAGTGTTAAGAGTCTTGGTATTTCCATTATGGAGACTGATGTCCAGGCTAAAGTTTTAGAATTAACGCAAAAAGGAATGACTTTTGAAACCGATAGACAGGCCAAAGCCTACGCAACCTTATTTATTGCTCAAGAGCAGTCTAAAAATGCTATAGGTGATTTTTCCCGGACCAGTGAAGGTTTTGCTAATCAGATGCGAATATTAAAAGCAAGGTTAAATGATGTAGTAGTGGCACTAGGGGAAAAGTTATTGCCAATGGCCACAAGTATGGTTGGAAAAGTTACAGAAGTAGTCACTAAGGTTAATGAATGGATAGAAGCACATCCAAAATTAGTAGAATGGATTGTAAAAACAGGGGCGGTCTTGGGTGGATTAGTCTTAGTTGGTGGCCCTGTTTTAATGGCGGTTTCTGCATTTATAAAGGCCAAATCCGCAATAGACAATACTACATTTGCCTTAAAATTATTGAATACCAAAATTACTATATTGGGTACAATATCCACTGGCCCAATCGGAATTTTAATCGCTGCCATTGGTGGTTTATATATTGCATGGGAAACTAATCTTTTTGGTATGAGAGATATTACCGAAGAAGTATTTGCTTCTATTAAAGGGAATTTTGTAGATTTGCAAAATACTTTAAGCGGTGGCGGTGGCGGTGCTGGAGCCTTTTTTGGTGAAATAGGAGAAGAGGGAAAAAAGGTTATACCAATTTTCAATGATATGGCAGGTGCTTTAGATATAGTAAATAAAAAAGCAGGGACAAATGAATGGGGACAGATTATTGAAACCTATGATGAATGGGTGGCAAGATTAGAAGCTACTGCAGAAGCTACTAAAGGGGTAACAGATAAGATATTAGAATTGAATGATCCATTGGGATATCAAATTGAATTATTAAACAGAGAAGCAGACGCTTTAAGAGAAGCTGGAGTAGAAGAATCAATATTAACAGATTGGTATGAAAAAGCTAAAAATAAATTAACAGAAGATTCCGAAGCAACAAAAACAGCAATTACCTTAAAAGAAAAACTTGCCGATATGACTAAAACCTTAACCGATAAGATATATGAATTTACCCATACTGATGAAGAAGTAAAATTAAGAGATATTAACCGAGAATATGATGCATTAATTGAGAATGCCAAAGAAGTATATACAAATTATAACGAATTAAGATTGGCAATTGAAGCGATTAATGAAGCACGGCAAGAGGAAATAAATAGCTTAAATAAGGCAAATGAAGCAGTTAAAGAAACTGTAACTAAAAATGAAGAATTGAAAAATAGTTATGAAGAATTAAAACCTGCTATTGAAGAAGCAGGTAAGATCGCAGAACAGGCAGGCATTCTGGGGGGCAGTACCTGGGAAGGTTTTACAACACAAATTAATAATGCTACTACTGCCCTGAATAATTTTACGGCTGAGGGAGTCGCTGCAGCAATTGCCAATGTGTATATGAAGTATGCGCCTATGTTACAAAACCTAAGAGAAGATCTGGAAACTACTACCGGCGTATTACATAGTATTACTGAAGCACAGATTAAACAAGTAAAAGAATGGATTAAAGAGCAGACCGCCATTATAAAGCAGGGTTATTCGGTCTACCAGAATGTTTTGGCCAGCATGGGAAGCGGTAGTGGTAGTAGTAGTAGTCTAATAAATTCCTATGATGTTGGCACTCGCTATGTCCCAAAAACACAATTAGCAATCGTCCATGAGGGGGAAGAAATCAATCCCCCGGGGCAAAGAAGTTATGATCAGCGAAAAAGCAATTATACAACATCAATTAGCATAGAGTCTGGAGCGATAGTAATTCAGACTCCGAAATTTAACGAACAGGATGGGGAAAAAATATTCGACATGATAGAAAAGAAAGCAAAACAAAGAGGCTTATCTTTTGCGGGGGCGTAAAATATGGAAATTAAACTAGGAGATTTAGGGACTGAACATACCTTTTATTACGCGAATATAGTAATTAGAAGAACAAAAGTAATGAGCCAACACGTTATGAATGATGGCTCGTATAAATTTCAGGAAGCTCCTGAAGTGAAAAGAATATTCGAAGTAGAATTTGTGAAGATATTTGATCCTGAGAATGAAAATATTACTAACCTGGAGACTGAATATGATAAAGGAACTACTCTAAATTTTATATATGACGAAGTAAATTATACTGTAAAATTTGTGGGTGAACTAGTCAAGGCAACAAGTGTTCACGGAACGAAAATCACCTTAATGGAGGTTTAAATGCAAGATATTGCTCCGATTACGACTGATGATTTTAAGTCAAAATCGAATATTGTAATAAGTAAAGTAGAAATAGATAGTGATGGCGCGGGTACTTATATTGCCTTGCCGGATGTTAAAAGTGTTTCCATTTCTACCAACATCCATAATGTAATATCACGGATATGCAGTTATTCCTTCACAGTGATTTGCTCGAATGTTAATGATCAATTTTCTCGATTTAACGGCAGTTCTCCTTATTACAGCAAGCTAAAACGTGGCAGGAAATTAAAAATATTCTCCGGAATAAAAAAAGATGAGACAGAATATTATTGGCAAAATCAACTATGGATCATAGACACAATTGATAACAGCATAAAAGCCGGTGAAAAAGTATGCACGATATCCGGACGTAATTTGATGGGATTATTGTTGGATAAAAAATTATATTACCCGGATACTTTCTGGGGTGCGACTGCTATATTCGATGTTAATGCCGGCCAGAAAGAATATCAATTACCAGTGGCCGCAACAGGGGTATATAAAGCTGAAGTCGATGATATTGACCCAAGAGATGGGGCTGACGAAGATGATTTTACGGAATTAGTTGAAGGTAGCGATTTTTATTATAACAAGTGGAAGCACGTTATTGTTTTTGGAGATGGCGACAGTGGGGCGACCTTTAGGACTGTTGTGAGAACGGTATCTGTTACAGGAATAGGGAATGTAACAGCTTTAGCGAATGGGAGGATTACCCTAAGCGCAGGTACAGGCAATTGTAGTAAGAGGGGATTTTATTATGGTACGACCACTGATTTAGGAAGTGAAGAATCAGAATTGGGCGATTTCGGTAATGGTGATTTTTCTTTGTCTCTTAGTGAGTTAGACGATGGAGAAACTTATTACATAGCTGCTTTTGCTATAGGTGCTGATGGCAATGAAAATAGGGGAGATATAATGACTTTTGCCACACTCCTTATTGAGCCGATAGAATATCCAAGTGGTGGCAATGATAAAGCAATGGGAAGAGGTGGAACCGTTTATGCCACAGTACATGACGCAGTAGCAGGCGATGGGATCTCTGGTGGTGCGGGTGAGACATTTAGTCTAGGGCAGTTCTTTGATGATCCCAATTATTATGCAATATATAGAGGGTTTCTGTATTTCGATACTTCGAGTATACCGGCAGGCGCAACAATAACCAGTGTGATTTTAGGCCTCTACGTCAAAAACGATTTTAGCGACACCGATTTTGATGTAGTAATTCAGGATGGGCAACCTGATCATCCCGAAAGTCCATTGGTCTACGGAGATTACAATAAAAATTATTATAGCGGAAATCATGGCCAGGTTTCGACAGTAGGCATATCGATAGCAGGTTATACGAATATAACCGTAGATCCTACTATAGTGACCAAAGAAGGTATAACCAAGTTATGTATAAGAAGTTCGAGGGACATATCTTCGATAACTCCAACCGGTGCTGAATTGCTTGAAATATATACCAGTAATGGTGGAGAAGATAAAAAGCCTATATTAATTGTAACTTATGAGATATAAGGAGATATTATGGCATGGATTCCTGAATATAGCGGAACTGATAACCTAAGAGTTGATTACTTCATCTCGCAAATTGTTGAAGAGGTAGTAGCCGACATATTACTTTTAGCCGGGATATTTTCTTCTGAAGAAGAAAAGGACGCTTGGCTAATGAGTAGTTATGTCACACCGACTAACGAAAAAATATCGAGGGTATATTTTAGCGCCGGAACTACAGCTTTTGAAGCGGTTAGGCTCTTGGCCGAAGTTGTATTATATGATTTCTATTTTGATTTTGAGGGCAACCCCATATTCAGGCCGAAAGATACTGACACAGTCGGGGATATTGTTGACGAATTGGAAGAAGAAGATGTAGAGGGATATAGCGAGAATGAGAGTGACGAAGAATTACATACACACGTTATCGTTAAGGGAGAAGGTTATGGGATACATGGGTGATAACATATGGCTATAACAAAAAGAATTGAATGGAAAGATGTAGGTGCATTAGGACAACGAATCCAGAATATGGAACTCTGGAATGCAGATGATGAAAATGGGGTCATATTTGCCCAGACTTTTGCACCGGAATTTATTGACGAAAGATTTTCCCTCACCAAAATCCGGATAAAAGCATGGAGAACCGGTGAGATAAATGAAATAGTAGCGGTGATTCTGCCTATAGCCATATATACAATAGATGGTTTCAATTTTTATTATCGGCCGAATTTTAGCGCAGTTATTTACGGTTATGGTTCGTACGCTGGAGTAATCCCCGAGTCAGACCCCGGAGATGACTCTGAAGACTGGATAGAGATAGAGTTATCCGGACCTTTATCCGTCGAGGGTCGTTGGTATGAATTAGAAGAAGGGCATAATATATCCGTTAACCATTTCTATGGATATGCGATTTGCCTTTTTGTTAGCGATGGGGCAGGGGTATTACACATAGCATATATGACCCCTAAGTCATGGTCGGCCGGAGTATCTTACGCGGATGGCCAGAAAGTTAGAGGCGTGTACCCCTACGAATGGCAGAATTGGCAAGAGTGTAAGATGACTGTTTTCCATTATTCGAGCTTTCTTTTCGAGTTGTGGGGGGATGATGCTCTACCGCAAGTTCCTCTTGTACAGACATTAGGTTACCGACTGGACAGAGAGGAGCCAGATGTTTGTACAGTCTCTGGTTTTGTGCATCCGTGGTGTGGAGCGAAAATTACCAATAAGGGGATAAGATGGTATAGAGATGATAATCCAGATGAACTGTTCTGGAAAAATATAGACGTAGCTGACGAAGACTATAATTTTTCCAACCAAACTTTTTCTGTCGAATTGACAGAGTTAGATTACGACACGAAATATTATTTCCGTGTAGAAGCGACTGATGGTGAGGGTATATCTGTCGGAGAATGGGTGGAATTCACAACTTATTTTCCAGAAGCAAGTGAAAAGGTTGTGATAGAAGAAGAAGCGATAGCAACTGAGGCAGAAATTGAAAGAGCCGGGCAATGTGAGACGCTTGAAATTACTAACCATTTAATTCAGACAAGACGGGTTGCTCAGAGGATTGCAGACGCTTATTTGGCACTATGCAAAGACCCAAAAATAGTAATAACCGGAACATTGGTCACTCCCGCACCATATGATCGTGGGGACGGTATTGGATTCCGGATAAGCGAGCGCATGAATTATTCTACATTATTAGCCGCGACGAAAAATTATGTTCCGGCTATTTCAGGTAGCTATTATTACAAAACTTATAACTCTTTGAGATACGGTAGGATGATTTTGAAAAAAATAAATCCATCCTTCAAAGCTGGAAATTCTATTGCTTCTGTAGAACTAGAACAACGGTATTAGAGGTGAGTAATGACAAGATACAAATATTCGCAAGAAAGTGACGGGTTTAAGGTTGATGTAACCGAATTTTGCGATGCGTTAGAAGATACTAATGAGGTCAGGCAAATCCTTGATGATCTTGGCGAACTGTTGCATCACTCGAAATTCGATGATGTATATCCGAAGGACGGAACATCCGGTGGCTCTCTGGGTGTATTAAATTTTGGACTCGATGCCAGTAAATCCGCGACTCCTGCGGTTAACGACATGTATCTGGCAACGGATACATTGAAGATATACAGATGTTTCGTGGCGGAGGCTTGGGTCCAAGTTTATCCGGCGATAGCTTTTGCGATACCGACAATTCAACACTTGCAGGATGTGAGGGCTGCTGATGATGACTATATCCATGCAGCCATAACAGGTACAGGAGCGACCCTTGAAGTAACAACCGGCATAACAAACCCGGATAAACCGAGAAATACGAGTGTGAAGACTACCAACGTATCTTCTCCCTCCGGGAACGTAATTATAGATGGCATAAACACGCAGGGTGTGGCCGATACGGATACCATCGCTATAATCGCAGGGAGTACTGCCTATGGCGTAGTAGCCTTTGCAACAATAAGCAAGGTTACTTTACCGGCTGGGGTTACTGTTGACGACACTGTAACAATTGGGATTTCCGATAAAATTGGATTGATTTTGCCGGTGGATAGTGAATCAGATGTATATAAGAAAACTGTCAATAGTATAGACGAATCCGATGAAATATCCGGCAATGTGGATACGACTAATAATACCCTAGATTGTGCAACCATAGTTGATTATGAAGATGTTATAATATGGTTTATTGGGAGGTAAAATATGTGTTTTGTAAAAGATAAGTGGCGGCAATTTGAGCCCACTGCTAATTATCTGGCAGCAGTTGAAAAATTGGATACTGTAGAGAAATTACATAATTATATGGAATATAATCTTAGGTATGTTTCCGATGAAAAAGATTATTGGCAGACTCCGGAAGAAACTTTTATCCGAGGTGCCGGTGATTGTGAAGATATGGCCAGATTTGCGTTAGATGTTTTGGTAAGGATACAAAATATTGTTAATGCAAGATGGATTGCTTATACAGGATATTATTTGAAAGAAGGTAAAAAAGTAAGAAGCGGGCATGCGGTCTGCGTATTCCCTCTTAATGAAAAATATGCGGTATTCAGTAATAATTCGTTAGAATATAATTTCGAAAACTATATAGATATTGGCCACGATAGTTATCCAGAAGGATTGAAGAAAATGGAGATAAGAGATTGGACTGGAAAGATATTAGAAACAAAAACCAATTATTATGGAACGTTTTAGAGGGGTGATGATATGCAATTTAAACGAATATTTTATTTAGGATTAATAATATTTTTAATGACTTTTTATACGGTTTTTGGTGCAGATATACCACTTGGACCAACCTTTGACGATACCTATTTCGACTTAAGCGGAGGTTCTTTAACTCTAAAAACTGGAGGACTTGTAGATATATTTGGACTGGCAAAAACCGACAGCAATATTATTGTTGGTGATGGTACAAATTGGGTAGCTGAAAGTGGAGCAACTGCAAGAACTTCTTTGGGCTTGGCTATAGGTACAAATGTTCAGGCTTATGACGCCGCTCTGGCTTCTATATCGGGATTAACCTATGTATCCCCTTCATTTATTAAATTAACTGCCGAAGATACCTACGCAGTTCGTACACTTACCGAAGTAAAAACCGATTTGGCTTATCAATTATCCGATATGTCAGATATAGATTTAACAGATTTAGCCAATGAAAAAGTATTGCAATATAACAGCACGACTGAAAAATGGGAGTGCGAAGATGCTGCTGGTGGTGGTGGCTATACCAACCTTACTTCTTTTGTAGACCAGACAGCTTGGAGATTATTCTATAGTAACGCTGACGGTGATGTAACTGAACTTGCCTTAGGAACTGACGGACAGGTACTTACAGCTACAGGAGTAGATAGTGCTCCTGCTTTTGAAGATGCTGCTGGTGGTGGTGAAACTAATACTGCTTCTAATGTCGGTGATGAAGTAGAAATATACAAACAGAAAGATGGTGTTGATTTAGAATTTCGAACATTAAAAGCAAATAGCGGTAAAATAACGATAGAAAATACGGTAAATGATGAATTGAAGTTATCAAATGAAGCGAATAACGACGATACCTATTTTATATCAGGACAATACAGGGGGCAAACTTGGACTCCTGTTGGAGATTATACTCTTGGGATAGTAAGTGTTTATGCAAAAAGATATGGAGTAGGTGCAACAATGACCATGCATATTTCTGCAGCAGATGGAGATGGTTGGCCGACAGGGGATGAATTAGGTTCGGTAGCTTTGGATTGTACTGGAATTAGTACAAGTCTTGCTTGGATAGATTTTGATTTGACGAGTGAAAATATTTCTCTAACGAGTGGTGTAAGTTATTGTTGGTATATATCTGGTGGAACAGGTTCTGCAGGTATAATTGGAAGATATGCTAGTTCAAACCAAATTGCAGATTCATGGTATATTTATTATGAATCTAGTACATGGCGGAAAAATACTAGTTGGGATTATACTTTTAAATTATATTCTGCTGCAGATTATATTGATAATATAGAAATCGACGTCGTTCCTTCTGAAATCCCTCTCGACACTTTAGGCGCACCGACCGACATAACCGACTTAGACGCTTCTACTTCAGCTCATGGATTATTGCCTAAATTACCTTTTTCGGGGGATTTACTTTCTACCACAACCGTATCTTTTGCAGTCGATGCAGATACAACTTTATACACCGTCCCGACTGGGAAAAGATGTGTCCTTACTCATGCAATAGTAGTGGCAGCAGATGATGCAGGTGCAACTACAACTATGTCAATAGGTGCAAACGGAACAGAAACAGATTTTGTTCCTGCAAATACTTTGTCTAATTTAGACGCACAATATGACAGCGTAATCCTGCAACCTATACCAAATACGACACCGCTAAAAATAAAATCTTATGCAGCAGCAACGGTTATTGAGGCACAAGTAGCAAGTAACTCAGGTGCTGCTGGGAATACCGTTTATCTCTACGGAATATTATATTAATGTAAATCTTAAGAGGATGTAAAAGGAGATGATATAATGGAAGAAATATTACAAGCAATAAGTACAGTAGGATTTCCAATAGTGGTTGCAGTATACCTCTTAGTGCGTATAGAACCAAGGATAACTGCATTGACCAATTGTGTAAAGGATTTGACTAATATTGTGGGTGCTGACAGTAAGAATACCGAAGGCGTTAGAACGGCTATAGAAAAATTAACTGTCGAAATAGCCAGAATGAATAGTAAGTAAGAAAATATATTAAAAGACTTTCTGAAAAAACGAGACAGGTTGAAGTAGTCGACCAGGAAGGCAGGCCTACTATGGTTATGATTAATGAAGCTTATATCGAAGATGTAAAAGTATCCAGGGATAGGAGACCTAATGAGTTTAAAACTGAAGAGGAAAAGCAGGCTGAATGGGATAAATATAGCAAGTCCCCTGCAAAGATAAGTATTGCCAATGCAAAATATTTAGAATATCTAACAGGGGTAATTGACGCTATGCGAGTGAAAATAGATGAATTAGAGGCAAGGATAACTATATTAGAAGCAGTTAAGGAGATGGAGTAATGACCGAAAAGAGGATAACTATGGCGGTATTGGCAGAAAAAATTGACGCATTAAACGGAAAGGTAGATGGAATTAATGGAAGATTAGATATACTAAATGGCAGGTCATTTAAGAATAGCACAGATATAGCCAAAATGAAAGGGCAAAGTGGAGTTATCGCTTTTTTTGTATCGCTTATTACTTCTATCTGCGGTATTTACTTTAGTACAAAACGATGATGTGGCTGAGTAGGTACCACGTCATCAGGAGGGTATTAATTTTTGCGATAACCTATGTATTCCTGAAAGTCACTGTAAATCTTTTCAGTGGTAGTCTGGACGCTTTTAAAGTAAGTGCTTATGGAATATTGACAGGATTGGAAACGTTGATAGTAAAATTTTACCTGGATAGTAGAGATAAGGAGGACGAATTATAACAATAACCGGAAGGAGTGATTAGAATTGAATTATAAAAATATGTGGATAAAACTCAAGGAACATTTAATCCATGCGAATGAACATGCTCATCCCCGTTTTAAGATGATGGGAGAGAATCCGACTATTCCGATAGCCAGGGTGTTGGAGATAATGGAAAAATCGGAGAGTGAGGAAGAAAGTAAGAAATGACAATAATTAGTTATATCGTGAGGATAATAGTAGCTATAGGATTCGTAATGGGGTCTCTACTTACTTGGGCTACCGGAATGGCGATTAAAGAAGATTTAATTAAGGATAAGGATATTATTTTGAGCAAGTGTATATTTTGTCTTTTTGCTACTATATTTATAATATGCACTTATCTCATGGGGGTGATAAAATGAATTATAAACAATACCTATATTGTGTGTCCCTTGTGAGACAAGCGTATAAATCAAAAGCTAAAACAGGCGTACCAGCAATACCAGTCGCAGCCCAGGGGCTGTTAGAGGGTGGCCATGAGGGAAAAGGCGAATTGTACGACTATAAAACAGGGAAAAGATCTTACAATATCTTTGGTATAAAAGCAGACCCCGAAAGGGGGTTGGTCGGCGACAATGGCTGGGTACGGAGTTGGACTCACGAACAAAGAGGGGATAAAAAGGAACTAGAATTACATTATTTCCGGGCGTATAAATCATTAGAAGCTTGTTTTATTGACCATGCAGAAGTACTGAAATTACCCCGATATAAAAAAGCGTTCGATTATCCTAATGATCCTGAAAAGTTTATTACCGAAGTTTGGAAGGGTGGATATGCGACGGATGAGAATTATCTTAGAAAGATTATCCCGATTATCCGGACATTGAATAAGATACCTGTTTGGCTACTAAAACTATAAAGGAAAAGAGTAATAGTGAAAATGCTTAGAGTTATTGTTATTTTAATATTGATATCTGCTATAAGTTTTTTTATAGCTAAATATTTCTGGATAAGAACTCCAACTGACGTTAACATAAAAGTAGAATGCAAAGATGGAATCTGTCCTGCACCAGAGGAATATGATGAGTAAAGGAGGAGATAATTGATAGATTTAATTTGCCCTAAATGTAAAAATAATAGTTGGCAACCATACGGGCATGACACCTACAAAGGTGCGTACCGTAAAAGATGGCAATGCACTAAATGCGGAAGAACGGTAAAAGAGGATAAAGATGATGTGAGAGAAGAAAAAATTTCTGTGAAAAATGTTAGAACTTCAAGTAGACTAATAAAGTTACTCGCTACCGGTAATTATACTATAGAAGAATTGAGCGATAAAACTGGAATGCTACCTAAAGATATAAGAGATAAGATTAAAAATTTGGAGGAAAAAAAATATAACATAAATTATGCTGATAACAAAGTCGAACTTGCGAAGGAATTGAAGCCAGGGAATATACAAAAATTAAATATAGATTATTGGAAAGGCGACAAAATAAAAATAGGTTTTGTATCAGATACTCATTTATGTTCTAAATTTGAGAGATTAACAGAGCTTAATTTAATTTACGATATTTTTGCAGATGAGGGGATTGAATTAGTCTATCACGGCGGAAATTATATCGATGGAGAAAGTAGATTCAATAAATATGAAATCCACACTATTGGACTCACCCCGCAGGTGGATTACTTCGTAAAAAATTATCCCAAAAGAGATGGGATACTAACCAAGTTTATAGCAGGAGATGATCATGAGGGTTGGTATGCCCAAAGAGAACGCATTAATATTGGCGGATATACCCAGATGAAAGCTGAAGAAGCAGGAAGGAAAGATTTAGAGTATATCGGATATTTGGAATGCGATATACCATTTGAAGGGATAGAAGGTGGGTCATGGATGAGGGTTATGCACGGTGGTGGCGGGACTGCTTACGCTTTATCGTACACGCCGCAAAAAATTGTGGAGTCCTTGCAAGGGGGAGAAAAGCCCAGAGTATTACTTTTGGGTCATTACCATAAAATAGATTATTGTTTCCCACGGGAGGTACATGTAATACAGATGGGTTGTTATCAAGATCAAACGCCCTGGATGCGAAAGAAGAAAATCCAGGCACATATCGGTGGCGGTATATTATATATGCGATTAGCAAAAGATGGAACAATTAATCGTATTATGCCGGAATTTATTACATTCTTTAATAAGAAATTTTATATTGGGAATGACAAATATTGGATTAAATAATCATGGGGGCGAAAGCAAAAGAGAAAGATATTTATGTGTATTTTATGGGTAAAGAAATAGATGAATTACGCGATGTAAGTAAATAAGAAAGGAGGACATGCTATGAGCTGGTTAGCAGATTTAGCCTGGTATTGGTGGGCTGCGATAATCGGAGCAGTCGGTTTTCTGGTATATTATTTTTGGGAATAGAATAGGCAAAATCTATTATGAAAGTGAGGTGAGAAAAAATGGCAATAGATTTAAATAGCATATTATTAGAAATTTTGAACGTGACTGACGAAATGTTAGAAGGTCAAATAGAAACTCTTTTCGGAAAACTGAATGATAAGTTGGACGAAATGGCTGGAGACCCTGAAACTAAATTTACAGCGAAAGGGAAACAGGTTGTACTTTTGGGGCTAAGAGATAAGCTGATTAAAATATTACCTCTTGAAGATTTCCCTTTGGATTAAAAAAGGGGATTGGGCTAAAAGAGGCTTCTAAAGTTTTCTTTTTATCTGCTGAAGCAATAGCTATACTGATAAAAGGTGCTGACAAAAAGGCGATAAAAAAGATATTATTTGGGCTCACGAAGGATATCATTGTCTATCTTATAAAGCAAAAGATAATGGATGAATTCCTGAAGCAAAAATTAGATGTAAAATACAAGGAAGAAATAGAAGCCTGGTTCACCTATCTCGACCAAAAAGAATTTGGGTATAACCTTAATAAGAGGATCTTAGAGGAAGTAAATAGTTACATGGCTACTAAAAAAACAACAGAAGAAATAGTAGGAGAAATGTTCGAGGAACCTGACTGGATGAAGAAGATAGAAGAAGCGTTAATGGAAAAACATCCGGATATAGAAGTCTCGAAAAACTTAATATTGAGTTTCGCCTGATATCTCTACAGAGGAATAGAGTATCGATCAACCGCATACTGAAAAAGATATGCTTTCCCCAACCCGGGCTGGACGGGAAATTCCAGATTTCATTTTTTCCTCCTTGAAGGCCGGGATTTGCCGGGATCCCGGCCTTTTTTTATTGCCCCAGAGAAAAGTGTGCGTATTTTTGATTTTAATGGGGGTCAATTATTGAATAGGTATAATTACAAAGGGTTGCATGATATCGTGCGTTATATGCAGTTCAAGCGATTATCAAAAAATCCCGCAAACCCTTATATATCAACGGTTACAGCGTTTTTCCTAATTTCTTACCTCTTTTTAAGCCAATTTCTCTATCCTAAAAATAGTTAATCTCCTGAAAGCATTATATAATAACGGTTTCCTGCACTTCATAAATAATACATAAATAATAATTCCTCTTAATTCTGTATATACAAAAAAGAAATATAAAAATAAATGAAAATATTCTATTTTTTTTTATGAAAACCCTTGACATTGTTATTATTTTAGTGTATAATTTAATTAGAAAATAAAGAAATTAGGAGGTAAGAAAAATGAAAAGTACAGAAAGGGAAAGACAAGAGAACAAAATGAGAAGCGATAGGGAATATGAATTAAATAAGAAGGTTAGAGACACCGTTTTGGGTACTTTTAAGTTGGTAGATAGAGATAATGAAAATATGAGGAAACCAAAGCAGAAAGATTACATGTATGGAAATCCTATCGGTGTCTATGATGATGAGGACGATTATTAAAATAATATTAAATTTGAGGGGAGGTAGAAAAAATGAAAATAATAATAGAAGGAACCAATAACCAAAAGTATTTTGAAAAAGAAAATGAAAGTAGCAACTGGGAATATGTTAACACTGCACCGAAGTATCTGGGGAAAGAAGACTCAGAAACGACAACAGAAGAAGTAAACAACGCGAAGAAATTTATTACGATTTTGATAGGGATAGAAAAGATGACCAAAAAGAAGAGGTTACAGGAATAAGGGTGGCGACCTAACCGCTGGACTGAATCCGAAAAAAAGATTCAGAAGGAGAAATGAGATGAAAGAATTACAAGAAAGAATTGAGAAAATGCTTGAAGGGGAGAAGAAAAGAAGGGGAGTTGCACTAAGGTTTGTTGAGGGATTTGAAGAAATATTAGAACCGATAGCTTGCGAAATATGGAATACAGGGACAAAAGAGGATAAAGAAATCGAGCCGAATAATACAGCCTTGTGGGTATGGCGGATGAAAGACCAAAAAAAGAGATTGACTGATCTGTATTACAGATACGAAAGATGGTACGGAAAATACGATGAAGAATCTCCAGGATTTTATCTCGTTGGAAAGTATAACGAAGCAGCACAAGTAATACCTATCTGGGGAGAAGCATTAGAGAACATCAAGGGAAAAGATTTCTGGTACTGTATACAATTATTAATCGAATGGATTCCAGAACTTACAAAATTGATTGATAAGAAGGATAACAGCCGAAACGAATTGGTAAAATTATTAGCAAAATAATCCGAAACCGGGACTTGTTCCCGGTCTGCCGGTATAACCGGTACTGAAGAGGATTAAGAAAGGAGACCAAAATGTCTAAGAAAAATAATGAAACCAAAAAAGCTATGATAAGCTTTGACTGCGGATCAGCAGAACTAAAAGAAAAAGCAGTCAAGCTGGCTAAGCAATTTAGCCCAGTTAAGATTAGCCTTAGCTCGTTATGCCAAATTGCTTTAAGAGAATACATAGAAAAAAATTTATAATAAATCTTGACAGGTAAGCTGTCCTATAGTATAATTTCTTATAGGAGGGCATAGAAGCATGATAAGAAACACAGAAGAATATATTAATGAATTGGAATTATACAAAAAATCGCATAATTTTAAATACTCGGAAATCGCTAATATGTTAGATGTGACTACCAGAACTCTAAGGCGATGGATAAGGGAGGGGAATATCCCCTTACCTGTTTTTAGGAAAAAAATAATCAGATTGATAAGGAGGTAGAATATGAAACTCAAATGGACAGACGAAGAAATTAAGTATTTTTCCAAGCCAGTAAAAAAAGCCGAGCAGTGCAACGAATGGGCATGGTGGGGTATTTTTGGTGCTATGGTGATTATGGAGGTGATGTTGATACTCAAAATATTAGGAAGAATCTAAAACATTTTTAGGGAGGAAAATGTTTATGACTACATTTCAATTGGCAAAGAAGATCTCTAAAGGCAACGGAAAGACACCGGGAGAGGCTTTAGAAATCTTGCAGAGGAGAAAAAGAAATATTGAAAGATATGGTTATGAAGAAGCTTTTAGGAGAGAAACAAAATTATCAGGAGGGAAAATAAATGAATGGAAATAACATTTTTCGGCAGAAATTTACGCGAATTGAAGGGTTATCCACTATTAGGAGATTACCCCGGTTAGACAAAATAAGGTTAGGGATTAAAAAAGTATCTCCGAAGACCGGTAAAGAATATCCTTTCGAAACAGACTATTTTGTATGCCCGCCGGAGGTAGGAAATATCTATGGAGAAAAACCTAAGGAATTAAATATCATGTTCCCACTGAATGATCCAGAAGCATTATTCCCGCAGTGTTATAAATGGTATGGAACTAGTAAAGGCCTGAAATGTAAGGGTGATGGAATAAGCGCTCTGAGATTAAATGACGAAACACAAGAGATGGAGGAACGTAATTGCCCCTGTGAATTGTTAGATAACGGCAAATGCAAACAAAGGGCAAGTTTATCTTTTATGATGCCACAAATTAAAATCGGGGGAGTATACCAAATTGATCTATCGAGCTACCACAGCATTGTTGATATTAATAGCGGACTTGATTACGCGATGGCCATGTTGGGGGGTAGGATCGCTATGGTGCCTTTCAAATTACGTAGAGTCCCGAGAGAGACCCACAATGAAGGGAAAAAACAGATACATTATACCTTAGTTTTAGAGCTCGATATTCCCTTAGAATATGCGCAGAGAATCAGAGAGGGTGAAAATATCTTTGTTATGCAGAAGAAAAAATATGCGATTGATCCGCCTATAGAATACGGAAACCCCGCCTATGATGGGAAAGAAGACAGAGCAATAGTGACAGAGGATACGGGGGTCGGGATTAAAGAAAGGGAGAAAAAACAGGCAGAATTAAAAGAAAAATTGATAGAGGAGGATAAACAATTAAAAGAAAATAAAGATATATTAAAAAAAGAAGTTGAGCAAGGGAAACATAATATAAAAACTCCCGAAGAGATTAAAGAAGCACTCGAGAGGAGAAATACAATCCTCGCAGATATTGTAGAAATGGCAAAAGAGAATAATATAAGCACTTGGGGAGAGATAGTAGACGTAGGAGAGAGGCATGGAGTTTTCGTAAAAGGTTTAGTGGCTTCGCAGGTTAAAACCTATGTTGTAGATAATCCAGAAAAATGTGAAGAGTTGAAAAAAGCAATTAGATGTGATCAAGAAATAGCCGAAGAGGACTTACCTGTAGAAAATGAAAACAGGCAAGGAAAATTAGAAATAAGAGATGAGAATGCACCATTTCCAGACGAAAAAGAAAAGCCGGGCAGCAGTTTTAACAATCCAATACCTTTTGTAAGTAAGAAGAAAAAAATATCTAAGGCAGAAGATTTTATAGCACCTAAATAATCTTCATTCCACGGTGGGGGCAGGTCAGCCGATACAGACTATGCCCCTTAAAAATATTAATTAGGAGGAAATGAATAATGAAATTTCTACACATAGCCGATGTCCATTTAGGCATGGAAAATTATGGCAAGATAAACCCTGCTACCGGCTTAAATACGCGATTAGAAGATTACATAAAATGCTTTAGTTTTGCTATCGATACAGCCCTGAGAGAGAAAGTAGATTTAGTGATATTTGCAGGGGACGCCTACAAAAACAGTAATCCGAATCCTACACATCAGAGAGAATTTGCTAAGCAGATCTTTAGACTAAGCGAGGCAGAAATTCCGGTGGTGTTGATCAATGGGAATCATGATAACCCTGTATCTTTCGGTAAGGCTACTTCCATAGATATTTTTGGAACTTTGAATGTACCCGGAGCCAGAATAATAACCGAACCCGAGCTATTAGATGTCGAAACCAAATCCGGACCAGTGCAAATATTTGGTTTACCCTGGCCTACAAAGAATCTATTTCTAACCAAAGAAGAATGCAAAGATCTTACCGACGTGGAAATTACAGAGCAGATCCAGATTAGAGCAACCGGGAAAATTAAGGAATTTGCCAAATTGGCGAAACCAAATATACCCGCAATTTTTGCAGCCCACTTAGCTGTTGCAGAGGCGACTTATTCCGGCTCGGAGAGGTCAGTTCTTATCGGTAGCGACCCGGTATTCCCGGCTCAGATATTAGCCCAGAAGGAATTTGATTATGTCGCTTTAGGCCATATCCATAAATTTCAAGATCTCAACCCTAATAGCGATATACCGGTTGTCTACCCGGGTAGTATTGAGAGAATAAATTTTGGTGAGGAGAAAGAAGATAAGGGATTCTGTCTGGTGGATATAAAAGAAGGTAAAACTATTTATCAATTTGTAAAAGTCCCTGCCCGAAATTTTATAACTATAGATATTAATATTTCT